AGTGTTTCTACAACCTTGCCACATCAAGCGACTTTGCAAACGTGGCGATTATAGAAGATAAGGAGATATAATATTATGTCAGACAAAAGTACATTAGAGAACGTACTAGAACTTCTAATCAACGAGGAAAAAGACGCCGCAGAAAACATGTTGCATGACTTTATTGTAGCAGAGGCTCGTAGGATCCATGAAGAACTTCTTAACGATAGTGACGAAGTTGTAGAAGAAGACCTTGAGGATATAGACGAATCTGAGGCCGAGACTGACCAAGTTGAGGAAAACGAAGAACTAGAGGAAGTATCATTGGAAGATGGCGAAGCTATCGAAGATGACGCATCCGAAATAGAAAATGAAGAATTCTATGATGCAGACGAATCATCAGAAGATGAAGCAGAAGAAGACCTAGAAATGGGTGATGAAGAGGCTCCAGCTGAGGATATGGAAGCACGTGTAGATGACCTAGAGTCAAATCTAGCGGATCTTGAAGCGGAATTCGAAAAAATTATGTCAGGTGAAGGCGATGACATGGAAGATGAAGCAGACGAAGAAATGGATGTGGAAGATGACATGGAAGAAGCAACTGAAATTGAAGCTGTTGAAGAAGAAGCAGTAGATGAATCAGATGAACTAGAACTTGATTTAGAAGAATCAGAAGACGAAGCAGAAGCAGATGAAGACAAGTTGGACGAGTATGTTACTCCGGCAACAGCGTCAACAGGCGACAATGGTGACAACACAGCATCAACAGTCAATGCAAATGCAAAGCGTCCTGGTGACGATTCAAATGCAAAACCAGTAGGCCAAAACGATGGTAACACATCAGGCGGCAAAGGTGATGCACCAAAAGATATGTCAACAGGTAACGTAAACGTATCTGGAAACAGTAAAGCACCTGCAATGAGCCCGAAATCGGCTTCTGAAGGTGATAACGGCGCTAACACTAAATCAGTTAGTAGCTAAAACTTTGGAGATAACCAATGACCGTTCTTATTGAAAGACTATCCCACAAACAAGCGAATGTGAAATCACGTATCGTGGAAGGTGAGGACGGCGGAAAAAACATGTTCATGGAAGGCATTTTCGTTCAAGGTAACGTTAAGAATGCTAACCAAAGGGTATATCCTGTAGCTGAAATTACTAGGGCAGTTGAATCTGTACAATCTAAAATCAGCGAAGGTTTCCCAGTATTAGGTGAATGTGACCATCCGCCAGAATTAACTGTCAATGTAGACAGAGTATCACATATTATTGAGAATATGTGGATGGATGGGCCGAACGGATATGGTAAACTTAAAATTGTTCCTACACCCATGGGTAACATTATCAGAACATTAATCGAATCAGGTGCCACGCTAGGTGTCTCATCTCGTGGTTCAGGTGAAGTTGGTCACGATGGGAATGTGAAGAATTTTGAGATTGTCACTGTAGACATCGTAGCACAACCAAGTGCTCCAGATGCCTACCCGAAGGCAATCTACGAAGGTTTAATGAACATGCGTGGTGGTTACCAAACTTGGCAACTAGCACAGAATGTACAAACAGACAAGGTCGCTCAAAAATACTTGTCAGAACAAATCGTTAAGTTCATTAATGAACTTAAACTATAACAGGAGAAGCAACAATGGCAACAGAAATCCTTGCTAATCTTTTAGAGTCAGGTGCCCTATCCGAAGAGGCTGGCGCACAAATTAAAGAGGCTCTTGAGACAAAACTAAATGAAGCAAGAGAGGAGATTACAGCCGAGTTGCGTGAGGAGTTCGCACAAAAGTTTGAACACGACAAATCAGTGATTGTAGAAGCTATGGATAACATGCTTAATACATCAATTAAAGCTGAAATGGCAGAGTTTAAAACAGACCGTGAACAACTTATCGCAGAACGAGTTGCATATAAGAAAGCAATTTCTGAACATGCAAAACTCCTTGAAAAATTCATTACTTCTCGTTTAGCGACCGAAGTTAAAGAACTACAGGCAGACAGGGCTAAAGTTAACGAAAATCTACAGGAAACTAAGAAATTCGTTGTTAAACAACTAAGCCGTGAACTATCTGAGTTCCATAATGATAAACGTGAATTAGTTAACACTAAAGTACGTTTGGTAGCAGAAGGCAAAAATATTCTTAACAAGACTAAAGAATCGTTTATTAAACGTTCAGCGGAACTTGTTGAAAATACAATTAAGAATTCTTTACGTTCAGAAATGAAAGCGTTAAAAGAAGATATCGTACAAGCTAAAGAAAATGAGTTTGGACGTAAGGTCTTTGAAGCGTTCTCAGGCGAATTTATGGCTTCACAATTAAATGAAGGCACAGAAGTAGCTAAAGTGAACAAGAAACTTAACGAATCTGCTAACAAGGTTGCAGAACTTGAAAAAGTGATAGCTGATAAAGATGCGGACATTGAAGGCGCTAAGAAAACTCAACGTATACTAGAAGACAAGATGAACAGAAAAGAAGTTCTATCTGGTTTACTAGCACCGTTAGGTAAAGAAAAAGCAACAGTAATGTCTGATTTATTAGAGTCAGTAAAAACTTCAAATCTACAAACAGCATTTAAAAAATATCTACCAGCTGTTTTGGATGAGAAAAACGTTTCTACAAAAGAAACAAAAACATTAACAGAAGGCAAAGTGACTGAAAGAACTGGTGACCGTGGGGTAGCAACACACGTAGAACCACAGTCGTCAGGAAGCGATGCCGAAATAATTCAGCTTAAGAAATTGGCTGGATTGAATTAACCAGGATAATATCAGGAGAATAAAAGATGGAAAATCTTTTTGAAGGAAATAACTGGGACGGTACACGTGATGCACTACTAGAAGGTCTAGAAGGCACAAAACGTGATACAATGTCCGCAGTTTTAGAAAACACTAAAGTAGCACTTAATGAAAGTGCAACTGCTGGTGCAACACAGGCTGGTAACATCGCTACTCTTAACAAAGTGATCCTACCAGTTATCCGTCGTGTAATGCCAACAGTAATTGCAAACGAAATCATCGGCGTACAGCCAATGACAGGCCCAGTAGGCCAAATTCACACTCTAAGAGTACGTTACGCAGAAGCAAAAGCTGGCGTGGCGGCAGGTGATGAAGCACTAAGCCCATTTGATATTGCTAACGCATATTCAGGTGACGCGGCAGGGGCTCCGGCTTCTACAGCATCACTAGAAGGTGAAGCAGGATCAAAAATGTCAATTCAAGTTCTAAAGCAAACAGTTGAAGCGAAAACTCGTAAACTGTCTGCACGTTGGACTTTCGAAGCGGCACAAGACGCTAACTCAATGCACGGTTTAGATATCGAAGCTGAAATCATGGCGGCATTAGCAATGGAAATCACTGCTGAAATCGACCAAGAAATTCTAGGTTCACTATCTAACTTAGCATCTACTGGCGCTACATATGACATGTCAGCATCATTCACAGGTACACCAACGTTTATCGGTGACAGACATGCCGTACTTGCGACATTAATCAACCAACAAGCTAACCTAGTAGCACAGCGTACAAGACGTGGCGCGGCTAACTGGGCAGTTATCTCACCATCAGCACTAACAGTTCTACAATCTGCAACTACATCAGCATTTGCACGTACAACTGAAGGTACTTTTGAAGCACCAACTAATACTAAGTTCGTAGGTACTCTAAACAGTACTATGAGAGTATATGTAAACACATATGCATCAAACGATGACGTATTACTAGGCTACAAAGGTCAAGGCGAAATCGATGCGGCGGCGTTCTATTGCCCATACGTACCGTTAATGTCATCAGGCGTTGTGGTAGATCCAAGTTCATTCGAACCAGTAGTGTCATTTATGACTCGTTACGGTTATGTTGAACTAACAAACACTGCATCATCTCTAGGTAATGCGGCAGACTACGTTTCTAAAATCGCAGTCTCAAACTGCTTTCTTCCTTAGTGTCGTCTGCTGATTTCTGACACAAGCACACCAAGCCACAGCATGTCGCGTGTGGTAATAAAGGAAGTTTAATATGCCTAACGGTACAGTAAAATGGTTTAACGGAACAAAGGGCTACGGCTTTATCGCACCTGCAGATGGAGGAAATGATGTATTTGTACACATCACTGCTGTTCAAGCTGCAGGCCTTCAAGGTTTAGAAGATGATCAAAAAGTTTCTTATGAACTAGAAGAAGGTAACAACGGTAAACAAAACGCAACAAACATTGCATTAGTTTAATAACCAAGTTATTTAAAAGAAATCGATTAAAAGTGGCGCAATTTTGCGCCATTTTTATTTTTCAAAATAAAATTATAAAAATAAATCTTTTATTTATCTATTAGACCGCCATAGGTGCTTTTATGCTATCCAGAGGTTTGTACCCTTCCAAATCATAATCAGTTGGCCTAGTCTCTAACAATTCATCTAAATTTCTAAAAATAGGCATATGCAAATTTGGTAATTCTTGTGGTGATCGCTTGAGTTGTTCATGTACTTGTTGCTTATGATTTTTATAAATATGACAATCGCCTCCTACCCAGACAAAATTACCTACTTCCAAACCACATATTTGAGCTAACATGTGAGTGAGCAAACTATAACTTGCAATATTAAATGGAACACCCAGAAACATATCTGCACTTCTTTGATACAACTGGCAGCTTAACTTTTTATTCATGACCCTAAATTGTGCCAATGTATGACAGGGAGGTAATGCCATTTCATTTATTTGATTTGGGTTCCATGCAGAAAGTATTAACCTCCTACTATCTGCATTAGTCTTAATTTCTTCTATTAACCATTTAATTTGATCAGTTTTAGTACCTTTATCTTCTTTTTTCTGGTCAAAATGTCTCCATTGATGTCCATATACCGGGCCCAATTGTTTTGTTAAATCATTATTAATATAACCTAAAGAAACCCCTTGTGAATTAGCATTAGCGGTCCATATTGTGTTTTTATTAATTAATTCACTGCGGTCTTTATTAAATGTAAGCTCTGCTAATCGTCTCTCATCAGTGCTGCCCTCTAAAAACCATAAAAGTTCTCCAATAACGCTATGCCATGCTAGCTTTTTTGTTGTTACTGCTGGAAACCCATTTTGAAGATTAAAATGCATTTGATAACCAAATACACTGCATGTACCTACTCCCGT